GTCCCACCAAGACTCTCCCCACACGATCCGACAGCCTTTCAGCCGCCCGATATAGGTTTTCGGAAAGTGGAAAGTCATGATCGTCGCGTCGCCGTCTGGCCGCTCCGCCCCCAAATCCTGCGACGAGTACGGAGCCACCAATACATTTTCCAGCTTCTGCATTGATATATACTCCTCGGTCTCGTTGCCGAATTCGTCGATGCTGCCCGATCGCCTGACCAGCAATTGGACGGTTTCTCCGAAGATCATGGGCGCGCCCCAATCGTACGGACAGCCGCGAAGTGCGTCAGACGAATCCCGAGCCTGCGCCGATGAACCCGCGTGAAGCTCATCGAGCCTACAGGTGCCGAGAAAGTCGACGACTGACTATACGGCCCACCCGTGACCGTCGACTGCGTCGCCCCATACGCGAACCCATCCAACTGCTGACGGATGGAATATCGCACCATGTCACAGACGACGTCCTCATACGAGTCCCTCCGTATCGTGCCAGCCGCGAGCGCGGCGGCGAGATCGATCTTGTCGGCGGCGAGTTCGTCGCGGACTATACGCGTGGCACGGGTAAGTGCTGCTTCGACGGTCTGCTGGCCTACCTTGGATTCCTCAGATATGCCGTAACGAGCACGGAATGCGGTGATCTTAACTTCGAGCGGGTCAACCGGTTGAACCATGCTCAGCCCTCCTAGCTGTCAGTCGATAGGTGTCCCCTCTTGCGACGGTTCACGCCGCAGGAGGGTTTTCCTCAGGTGCAGGCTCGGGCTGCTGGTCGCCGTCCGTGGCAGTGATGTCGAAGTCCTCGCCGAGGATGTCGAGGATGATCTCGGCGTCAGCGGCCGGGACGGTCGCGAGACCGTTCTCGAACTGGACGTGCGGGGTGGTGATGAGCAGGGTCGGGATCGCGTCGCAGCGCAGCGTCACCATGCGGGTTTTCTTCCTTGCCATGTTGATCAGCCCGCCGCCACTGTCAGGACGCCGTGCGCCTTCTCGTTGCCGTACTTGAGGCCGATCTCACCGTACAGCTGCACCTTCTCGGATGCGCCGGTCTTGGCAAGCGGCTCGGCGAAAAAGTGGCCCTTGCCGGGCACCTCGAGGAACGCGGGTGCGAGCTGCTCGAGGGAGACGACCGCGAGCTTGGTCGCCGGCATGTAGCGGTTGAGCATGATGTTGAAGGAGCCGAAGTCGGTCTCCAGCATCTTGAGGTTGACTCCGCCGACGTTGCGATCTTCCTGCTTGAAGCCGTCCTTGACGAACAGGCGGGTGAGGGCGCGCTTGAGCGTGGCATTGACGATGATCGTGCGTGTCTCAGTCTCCTGGACGCCGCCGCCGTCCCAGACCTTCTGAATCAGATCGAGGACGTCGTCTGCGGTCAGCTCGCTGGCCTTGTGCGTGGTCGTCGCGACGTTGGTCGTGATGGCCTGCAGCAGGCCACGAGTCTTACGGGGCTGCGCGTTCGTGGTCGGCTTGGCGAAGGTCCCGGTGATGAACGTCTTTTCGACGTCACGTGAGATCTGCTTGATCTGCGCCTGCAGCTGCTCGGCGAGCTCGTCAGCGGGCAGCGTGGTCGAACCGAGCTGCACGGCAGTGCCGGACTGGCCGTACTGACGGCGCGCGCCCATCTTCGTGTACGACACGGAGACGGCCTCCTGATGAATCTCGAGCACGTTCTCGACGTTGGTACGAGTGCGGGCCTCGAACGCGGTAGCGTCCGCGCCCTCGACGCGCTGACGGTTGTCGGCGGCGTCGCGCAGGTCCATGACCTGCCAGCCGAAGGTCGTCGACTCGACGGACTCGCCGCCCGTCAGACCGCCAATCGAGGACAGCAGCGGCGTGTCCTCCGGGGATGCGGAGATCAGCTCGCCGACGTAGTTCGGGCAATTGTATGTGGTTGCCATTTCGTTGATGCCGGGCATCTGGACTTCCTATCAAGAGAAGGGATGATTGTGTCAGTTGGTGGATTCAGCGGTCATGCTCGCGAGCTTGACCGCCTTGAGACGCGCCGACAGCTTGAAGTCGCCAGCGCTCTGCGCCGCCGCGATCTGCTCATCAAGAGACAGAGACGACGCGCGAGGCGGGAAAACGCCAGCGCCCGAATCCGCGAGCGCGGGCACGGCCGGGGTGGCCGTGGTGCCTCGCCAGTCGGCGAGCCGCTGCGCGAACGCCTTGATCTCGTCCTCGGTATCTCCGTGGATGAGGTCAGCGGGGACGCCGTATTCGGAGGCGGCGGCGGCGATCAGCTTTGCTTGGTGTGCCTGCGCTTCGAGGGCTGCGACCTGAGATCGCAGTTCCTCGATGGTGGTGTCCTTGCCGTTGATCGCTGCCGTGAGTTCTTCGAGCTGCTTGTGGTCGGCCTTGGCGCGGCGTTCCCACGTGCGGGCGTGGGCCTTCCAGTCCTCGACGGCGGTGGCCTGCTTGGTCTCCTGCGAGGCTTCGCTGGCATCGACGTTCTCGGTGTCCTGTACGGCTGTATCGGTGGTGGGGGAGGTGTCGGTCTGCGCCTGCGCGCCGTCCTTGATCTCCTGATCCTGATCGGTGGTGTTTTCCATCGGTGGGTTTTCCTTCCATTGCGGAGAGAACGGGGTTGGTGACCAGGCTTTGCGCTTGGCCGGTGTGTAAAGACCCCGCACGCCGGGCTGGCTGCGGGGTGGATAGTGGTCACTGCTTCGGCGTGTGGCCGTCCGTGAGCTGGTCGGGGAAGAGCTCGCGCATCTTCGCCGTGATGACGCGCGCGTCGTCGATGAAAGCGCCGTCGTCCTCAAGCGATGTGAGCGCCTTCCGGTACATGTCCTCGTACTTCGAGGCGTCGTAGCCCTTAATGCGGGGCTTCTTTGACCACGAGGGTACGATCTGACAATCACACTTGAAGTGCGAGCGCTTGAAGTGCGCGGTCTCTTCGTTGCGGTACACGAATCCCCTTGAGGCCCAGAGCATGCACCAGGCGCACGTCTCAGCGCCTGTCGGCACGCGAGCGTACCGTGGGGACTTCGGGTCTGCCTCAGCCGCGTGCTGCACGGTTGCGCGCCCTGAGTCTGAGATCAGCTTGCGAGCACCGTCCGTGAGGCGCGCGAGCGCCTTCGCGCGGGCGATCCCCTCCCGCAGATCCCGGATCGCTGCTCCGACGATCTTCTCCGCGTCGTCCTGATCGACGAGGCCGGTCGGCATCACGGGGGAGTACGCCTTCGCGACACCCTCGGCCTCACGCTGCTTCTCGTACCATTCGAGAGCAGCCGTCGACGCGACCTCAGCCGATTCCTCGACGAGGCGCGGATACAGCTGATACAGCGCGTCCTCAAGCGTCCCGAGATCATCGATAGGCAGGTGCTTCCACAGCGCCCGCAGTCGGCGCTCAGCGACATCGCCCGCGCGATTCTGCGTCCGCGCGAGCTGCTGCACGTCGTGGATATGCACGCTGCCCCCTCACGATCTCTACTTCTTTTCAGCCGCAGCAGGCGCGTCTACGTCAGCGGCATCAGCTGCGGACAGTCGATCAAGGAGACCGGATGCCTCCGCACGGCGCTTGTCCGACATCAGGCGCGCGATCTGCGAACCCGAGTACCCAAGCTCTTCCAGAACGACCGAGGACTGCGCGAGCCACGGCATTGCGCTGATTTGCTTCACGATCGCGTCCGACTGCGAGACAATCGACGGATGTGCAGGGTCGCCCCAGCGCGTCGAGAGAGACCGCAGCTCTGGCGTCATCTCATCGAGACCGTCGCGCATCATCACTGCGTGCGCATAGACGCGAGTCAGGGCCGCGTCGAACACGCGCTGCGCGTTCTTTGCCTTGATGACCAGCTCTTCCTTCGCCGCATACAGCGCCTCAGCCGAGGACGGATTGTCCTGGATAACGCCGAGCGACGAGACCGGCAGGGACGACACGCCCGACAGCTCGGTCGCGAGCGCACGCATCTGCTCTGTGAACGGTTGCGCCGACTGCTGCGGCAAGACCGTCACCTTCGGGCCCTCCGGCTCTTCACCGGACGAGATCGTCTTGATCGTGCCCAGCTTCCAGTCCCACGAGCGCAGATCGTCGATCAGGTCCGAATCGACGCCCGACAGGAGGATACCGGGAGCCGTGAACAGCTCCGTCGCCAGCTCTTCACGCAGCACCGTGCGCATCGCCCGCTGAGTGATACTCATGACGTCACGGGAAATCCGCGAGCGTCCCAGCGGACGGTCGAGAGAAGGCTCGAACGGGAGCGCCTCCATCATGGACGCGCCCATGCCGTGAAGCTCGGCGTGAATGATCCGCCATGCCGACGCCGCGTTCAGCTCCACGACGTAGGTCGAGTCGACCGTGTACAGGGTGAAGCGTGTCGGCCGGCCGGCGTCGTCGATATCGTCGATAGTCAGCCCGTAGGACAGCCGGCGGCGCACGCGGTCCCAGAGGCCCGCAGCCCAGTCCGCAGAGTGCCCCTGAATGATGACAGGGGGTTCGCCTGCCGCCTCGACGCCCTTACGCAGCGTCAGGAAGGCAACCGAGTGCGTGAGCGCTGACGGGATCGTCTGCGCGATCTCCAACTCGAAGCCGGTCGATGCCAGCAGGTCGTCGATCTCGAAGGGATTGTCACTGCCCGTCGACGATGTGACTCCATCCCAGATCAGCAGATCCGACAGGCCGAAAACCACCTTCCGCGGCCACCCAATGACCGCGCCGAGCTGGTCAACCATCTCATCAGGCACCGAGATGTTGAGATTGTCGGGGCGGACGACGCCGTCGAGGTACGCCTGACGCAGGCGATTGCGCGGCTGCTTGACTCGCCACAGCTCGACAAGCTGTGAGAGCGCCGACTGCTCTGCGGGCGTCAGCCCCGGCACAACAGGAGCCGAGAACGACACCGGGGTCGCGAGCATGAACTTTTTGGCGCTCACAGTGCCCTCGCTTTCTTGCCCGGCCTGCGCCGGGTCGTCTTAGCCGCCAGAACAGCCGCAGACACGGCCTCCAGCGTGGTCTCATCTCCATCGGGAATGGTCGCCTCCCATCCCCACGCGCCATCACGGGTGCGAATCTTCCTGTCACACACGGCCACCGCCGTGTTGAGTGCATCCTCCGGATCACCTGCTGGGTGCGTGATCCGCCCGTCACGCAGCCCCTCGAAAAACATCGAGCACGACTCGAGGTACTCACGGGTCGTCATGATGTGCACAATCCTGGCAGGCACGCCCCGTACCTGTAGAGCGTCCGCGAGCGCCGACGCGCCAGAGCCCCCAACGAGGTTGATCTGCGCGGTCCGGTCCTTGCGGACGGCAAGCCAGTCAGCGACGGCCTTCACACCGTCGCCCGTCGACCCGGTGAACGTGTCTATGGCGTTGACGTGGAATCGGACGTCGTGGCCGGTGCCGGTTTTCAGAGCGCCCGCGAGCGCCTGGCGCTTGCCGTCCGCGCTGAAAGCGACGGCGAACGAGCGGATGCCGTCTGACGGCGCGGCGGCCACTGTCGCGCCCCAAGTGGTCGGGTCAATTGCCCGAGATGCACCAGCATTCGCCGGCCACATGCCGAGGCGCTCGCGCGCGAAGCCCTCATCCGAGAGCATCTTGCGCTCAAGCTCGATGAATGCGCGCTTCATACGTCCCGCGAGCAGCGCCGGATTCGTGGCCTCCCAGGTCTTGACGTCGTCCATACGTAGCGGCTTATCCGGATCAGCTGACCATTCATGCCAGCACATTGCGCCGGGATGCTCGGACAGTGCCTGATCTCTGATGCGCTCGAACACCTGCCCGTTTGCGTTCGGGCCGGGCGGCGTCCCCGTGTACAGCACCTGGGAGTTGCCGAGGTGACCGGCAGAGCCGGTTGAGGTGATCGCTTCGAGCGCGTCCTCGGTTAGTTCCTGAGCCTCATCGAGGACGATCAGGTCGGCCGTGAAGCCACGGCCCGAGGACTTCGAGCGCGCGATCACGCGCAGGGAGCCGCCGTGCCAGCCGCGCGACGGATCATTCTTGAGGATGATCGCTTCCTGCCCGTTGACGTTGCGGACCTGCTCGACCATCGCGTTTAGCTCAGGGTATCGAGCGGCCTCATCATCGGCCTTCTTCCCGAAAAACTCCTTGAAACGCCGGTAGTGCGCCTGCGCGGACTTGACCTCGTGCGCCGAGTGAATCACCGTCTCGCCAAGGAGGACCATGCCGAACAGCTCACGCATTTCGAGCAGAGCGTTCTTGCCGTTCTGGCGAGGCACGGACAGGCCGGCGACGAGGTGCTTCCACTCGTCTTTCGCCGAGGCGGCGAGCCAGTCGTCAAGGACAAGCTGCTGCCAATCGTCAGGCACCAGCCCGAACGACGAAGCGAACTCGCCCGCCAACTCGCCGAAGGACTTGGCGCGACGCTCAACGGCGACCCGCAGCCGGGGAGCCTGCTCGATGCTTCGCCAATCGCTGCTGGAAATCGACAACCTGACCCCCCTCTCCCTTCACCGACTCCTGGACCGTAGCCCCCGAAGTACCTGAAATCTCAGAAATCAACGCGCGTGCCTCACGGATCAGGGGCGCGCGCTTGTCGAAC